GACGGAAGTTTACTTAACATTAAGCCATTTAAAACAAATGAAGCCGGTCAAACAGAAGATGGGTTACTTCTTAGTGCTGAGACTAAGGCAGCTATTAATAATCTATTTGGCGAAAACGGTACATTAATGGACGAAGTTGGAACAGTTATTATAGCTGGGTTTACTGGTTTGTTTCTACTTCCAGCTGTTGTATCAGGTGTAGCAGCAGGAATTACAGCAGGACTTGGAACAGCATTAGCAAGCGCATTCTCAGGAAGTGGAGGACTACCTTCTGGGTTAGAAGAATTTACAGGTAAAGATGGAAAAACAAGAGTAAGAGATAAAACATCTAAAAAAATAGCAGCGGATCCAAGAAAACTTAAAGCACCGGCAGGCACTAAATTTCTAGAAGGATTTGGCAAAGGCGGCTTATTGGGCGGCGCAGCTAGAGGACTATCAGTTTGGGGAAGCCCTGTTGGAGCAAAGGCAGTAATAGGTGCTGCTGCTCTTGGAGCAGCAATAGCTGCATTAGCAACAGGTATAGGTGCAGGCGTATGGGTACTAGGAGAAAGTTTTGGTACATTTTCTGAAAATATGAAAAAGTTTGAAGACTTAAACGGAGAAAAATTAAAAACAGTAGGTCAAGGTATGAGAGCTGTAGGCTTAGGTATAGGCACACTTGGAGTAGGTAAAGTAGCAGACGGTTTAGGAAACTTTATACAAGGCATAGGCGGCTTCTTAGGAAATCTATTTTCAGTTGCTAGTGGTAAGGGAACACAAAAATCAACTTTTGAGTTACTAGAAGAATTCCAAGGTATGGACATTGATAGTGCTACTATTAAAACAAAAGCAGAAGCACTACAAGCATTTGCAACAGGAATGAATACGCTAGGAGCAGGTTTAAAATATGAAGGCTTAGCAAACTTTTTTGACGGGGTATCGAGTTTCTTCTTTGGACAAGATACAGATCCATTTAAAGAAATTAAAGAATTTGGATCTACAAAATTTGAAAGCAAGTTTCTTGAAAATAATTTAAAAGTATTAGAATCATTTAGTACAGGCATGAGCACATTATCTCAAGTTAATAATGGCGAAACGGTAGATTATGATAGTATCGTTGCATTAAAAATAAATCTACAGAAACTAGGTGATGTAAAAGGATTAAAAGGAACAGCAGAAGGAATTGCTGAACTTGCTAATATTGCTAATGTAAAAACTAAATTAAATGATTTAGCATCTGCAGATATTGTAGGAATAACAAATACAGCTGAAGCACTTAAAGAATTAGCCGATGCGTTTATCGAATTAAACAAAGCACTTGCAGATAAGAATAGCGGCATGTTTGAAAGCGGAGTTAGTACTGCATCGCTTCTTAATGAAGGTAAATTTAATCTAGGCAGCGGATCAGGTCTAACTGAGGAAACAGTAAAAGAGTTAAATAGTTTATTAGAGAAAATAGAAGAACATACTAGATGGTCTAGCAGATATAATAAGACAATGTCTAAGAACATGGCAGGTATAGCTAATAATAATCTTGCTGACGGAAATATAACGAGCCCGTAAGGAAAACAAAAAAATGTCTTGGAAAAAATATTTTACACCAGTACCGACTGTAAATAACCCTAGCGGAAGTTATAGTCCATTCAGTAATCGCAATTCTGGTAGTATGCCCGGACCTGCTAGATCAAACTATTCAAGTTATTTGCCTGATGTATATGTTGGTACACCTAATCGTGTTGAACGTTACGGTCAGTACAACACAATGGATCTTGATTCAGAAGTTAATGCTGCATTAGATATCCTTGCAGAGTTTTGTTCTCAACTTAATGAACAAAACGGTACACACTTTATAACTGAATTTAATAAAAAGGCAACAAATACTGAAGTTACAATACTTGCACAATATCTAAAGCAATGGTGTAAGATACAAAAATTTGATACACGTATGTTTAGAATACTACGAAATGTATTCAAGTATGGCGATCAGATCTTTATTAGAGATCCCGAAACTAGAAAATGGTTTCATACTGATCCGTCTAATGTAACAAAAATTATTGTTAACGAATCAGAAGGCAAAGTTCCTGAACAGTATGTTGTAAAAAACTTTAATGTAAATTTTGTAGATATGGTTGCAACAACTCCGTTCGATACCAACGGTAACGTAACAGGTGGCGGCAGCGGACATCTAACTGGCGGTGTTAGAGGAATGGTTGGTAATAATCCAACTAACAACGGCAACCGTTGGCAAAATGAAGAAAATGAAATTACAGTCGATGCAAAACATGTGGTGCATTTAAGTTTATCAGAAGGCTTAGATAAAAATTATCCGTTTGGTAATTCACTACTGGAAACTGTATTTAAAGTATATAAACAAAAAGAATTACTTGAAGATGCGATTATTATCTATCGTGTTCAACGTGCTCCTGAGCGCAGAGTATTCTACGTTGATGTGGGTAACATGCCATCACACCTTGCTATGCAATTTGTGGAGCGTGTAAAGACCGAAATTCACCAAAGAAGAATCCCATCGGCGACTGGAGGAGGGCAAAATGTCATAGACAGTTCTTATAATCCTCTGTCAATTAACGAAGACTACTTCTTTCCACAAACGGCTGAGGGCCGTGGTTCTAAAGTTGAAACATTACCAGGTGGAACTAATCTAGGAGAAATTGATGACCTTAGATACTTTACTAACAAGTTAGTCCGAGGCTTGCGTATTCCTTCAAGTTATCTGCCTACTGGTGCAGATGATGCAAGTAGTCAATATAACGACGGTAGAGTAGGAACAGCATACATTCAAGAATTAAGATTTAATACATATTGTGAACGTTTACAAGGGTTAGTTGCAGAGCAGTTTGATACTGAGTTTAAACGTTATGTATTAGAAAAAGGTGTAAACATAGATACAAATATGTTTGAACTTAAATTCCAACCACCGCAAAACTTTGCAAGTTATAGACAAAGTGAAATTGATAATGCACGAGTGCCTACATATACACAAATGGCAGCACTACCTTATATTTCAAATAGATTTGCTCTTGATAGATTCTTAGGCTTGTCAGCTGAAGAGATTGCAGAAAATGAACGTCTATGGCGTGAAGAAAATGAAGAAACACTTGAACCAACAGCAACTGACGCAGGTGGTGAAATGCGTGGCGCTGGTATAAGCGGCGCTGGCATAGAAGGTGACTTAGGTGGGATTGAAGATGTAGCTGATGATGGCGAAGCACCGATACAAGGCTCAGAAGGTGATTCACCTGAAACTGCAACAGGCGATTCGCCAATGCCAGGCGGCGGAGCAAATGCTGAGCAAACGATATAAATAATACTATGATACTAAGAGAAATATTTTATTTTGATAACGAAACTGTAGAGCCTGTAGAGGATGATCGCTACGAGCCTGAACATGATGTGTCACCTGTTGACTATGATGACACAAGAAAAACTAGATTAACTCTTAAACAAATTAATAGAATTAGAAAAGCATCTGATTTACACGCAGAAGAAAAGAAAAAAGATCTCGAGTTTGTAAGACAAATGTATGGAATGGCAGCAAACGCAGCAGCTGAAGGTGTCTAATGGCCAAGCTAGACAAGTCAAAGTATTCTAAAGAAGAATACAGACGTCTCAAAGAACAACGTAAAATTGATAAAGCTAGAGAGCGTATTGCAAAGCAAAGTGCAATAGAACGTAGTAAGCCACAACCTACTCCTACATTAATAAAAATACAAGAACATGCACAAGAACTTGTTGAAGAAGATGTTGCAGGAGTTCGGAAGGCATTTATAATAGGCAACGGTATGAGTCGAAAAGGTATTCCTTTAGAACCTTTAAGAGCCTTTGGTAAAACATACGGGTGCAATGCAATTTATAGAACATTTGATCCTGATTATTTAATTGCAGTAGATACTAGAATGGTTTTTGAAATTACAAAAGCAGGCTGGCATTTAACAAGACCTCTATGGACAAACCCTAATCGCAGTTATCGCAATATGACACATCTTAATTTGTTTGATCCGAGCAAAGGATGGAGTAGCGGTCCAACAGCATTATGGTTAGCTAGTCAGCATAAACATAAAATAATTTATATATTGGGTTTTGATTATAAAGGATTAGATGACGGTAGATTTGTAAATAATGTTTTTTCAAGTACACCAAATTATAAAAAATCCGGTGACAGAGCAACATTTTATGGCAATTGGCTTAAACAAACAGTGATTACTGTAAAAGAAAACCCCAATATTCAATATGTAAGAGTAATTGAAAAAGAAGGCTTTATTCCGCCCGATTTGGTAAATATTGATAATATAAAACACATTACCGTT